TATATCATCGGCCACCCCTTATGCCAGTGCCTATCTTATGAAGATCTTCGTTAACGCTATCTGTGTTATTGACGAGTACAAAAACAGCATAGGCATTGATAAAATAGAATTCATCAAGAGTTTGTACAACCGCCATGGCCGGGTAAGGGGATCCGTTAAGGAAGGGGTTAACGTTGAAAAGATTCCCGTTAATTCGATGGTATTTCTCTGCGGTCAGCAAATGCCAACCGCAGATGTGGCATTACTTTCACGCTGCATTTTTATTTCAAACTATAAGGACCAGCACAGCCAGGATGAAAAAGATATGTTTAACAAATTTCAGGATTATTGCAAAGAAGGCCACAGCAATATAACAAATGATATCATCCAGTACCGTTCACTTATTGAAAATGAATGGCAGGATGCATTTATACAAACTGAAAAGGATCTTAAAAATATGCTTACGGAATCAGATTCAAGGCTCATTGAAAACAATGCCATCATACTGGCAACATTTAGAGTACTTGAAAAGGCCATTAACGTGGATTTTACTTATGAAGAAATGCTTCACCTGTCGGTAGCATCCATCACCGAACAGATGAATATCCTGCAAAGCAGTAATGAACTGGCGGGGTTCTGGAGTACGCTTGTTTATATGCAGGATCGCGGATTAATCAAAGATGGTGATCATTTCATTATCAAACACCCGGTTGAAGAAGATCTTCTTACAGAAGTAGAAGGATCCACAATTGAACAGCATTATACTTGGACACCTTATAAAACGGTACTTTATATCAAGTGGGATGGATTATATCAGTTGTTTGCAGAACAGGCAGTAAAGATCAGGCAGGCGGAGATACTACCGGAAAACTCCCTGAAGTATTATATGAAACATAGCCTGGCATTTATTGGAACTAAAAAAAGTATGCGCTTTGGCACCAAGGTTACAACGGCCATGGCATTCGACTATGATAAGCTGCATATTGAAATGATCACTGATGATAACAAAAAACCGGATTATAAAAATGATCTTCCATTCTAAAAAAAATATTTATTTTTTTTTAACCCATAATAATAAAAATAAACAATGAAATTATTTTATAAAAATGCTCACTACACTCACTACATTCACTACAATGTTAAAAATTAATAAGTTAAATAGTGATAATCTGTAGTATAAATGTAGTGAATGTAGTTTGTAAAAAAAACCGTTGAAAATTCTCACTACACTTCACTACACTCACTACACAGTTAAAAAATTAAATATTAGTAAGTTATATTAAAAAAAAGTTTGTAGTGAAGATTTTATGATAGCTCGTGAAAATTGTAAAAATATTTTTTTTTAAAATTTTGGCCCCATGTCAAAAAGCATACCAACAAATTACCATCCGGAGCTACACCGGGAACAAAAGTTCCTGGTCAATGGCCTAACAGTTGAAATTTTTAACTTCATCTTTAGCATGGGGCGTGTTGTTGCACTGGAACTTCGGATTGATGGTATCATATACCCCTGTGAACTTGATTATTTTATGGCACAGGAAAAAAAGGAGATAATATGAAAAAAGCAAAACAAAATTATGATCCTTTAGATGACTTTATGTATAAGTACGGTCATCTGATCAACGAGCCAAAAAAAACAAAACCAATCAAGGCAGTAAATCTTCAAACATTATCTGTCAAACTAAACCAACAGCTTTTAGAAGTAAAATCAGGATTAATTGGTCGAATAGTAATCATTGACGAATGGAAAGGACTTGGAATACTGCCATTGAATAGGTGTATTGATGTTAATGACCCGAATAATATTGTTTATGAAGATCAAGAAAGTTTTGAAGGCAGAGTTAGTGAAGGTAGGTTGAAACTTCTTTAAATTCATGCTAACAGATAAATTGCTGCAGCGTATTCGTTGCAGCAATTTATAGTTAGCAATCGTTCTTATAAAATTATCTATCTTTTTATAGCTTATAGCAACAAAAAGATTATATTTGTTGGGTAAAACAAACCCATGGGTGTAATAATCAATCTGAAGGTAAGTCCTATCCTGCGCGAATTCATTATTGCCTGGTACGGGACAGATACTATCAAGGCCGGTAAAAAATCATCATTATCCAAAAAAATAAAATATCACCTGGAACTGCCTCCGGCTGATTATCATTTTTCACAACCTGATTGTTTCATCAGGATCGAACTTGTTAATTATTTCTGGGAACTAAACAGCAAAAGAAAATGTACCCATACAGATTTCAGGAACTACCTCAGTGAATATTCCATCACCATAATCAATGATGATCTGCAGGAGTGGTTTAAAAATATCTTCCGGAATTTTGTTGCCGGGTTTCTTGTTGCACATAACATGAAAACCGGATCACAGAAAAAGGCATTTTATGCATTTTGCGATATGTACAATCTGACAATGGACAATATCAATTATGAAATGCTCAAAAAAGATTGGGACCGTTCAAAACAAAAATCTATACTCTGGAATGATCGGAAATTTATGTAAAATAGTGTTGTATCCTGTCCTTTGTTATTTATATTAATTCTAAATAGTTATGAATAGAAATTCACACCTAAATCCAAAAGTTTGCCACATACAATATGTGCCCGTTTCGTACATTATTAATATGGTGGTTCAGCTTAATGTGTTATCCATCACATTTGCACCTGGTAAAACGTGGTTAGATTTTTATAGCACTCCCGGAAGTGTTGATTTTGAATTCCCAACCGAAAAGAAGGATGGCAACGTGATATTCAGACAAAAAGCTTCCTTATTCTTTCCCGGGCTCGATATTGCCAACATCAATAATCTGTTTAATTCAGGGTACCAGTTTTATATTGTAAAGGTTACTATGAACAGCGGTGACAAATATATTATTGGCAGCTTGCAAAACCCTGCACAATATATTGAAGACTTTGCTACCGATAAGGGTGGCCGTTCAATTTCATTTTGGTGTAATGCCTGTGATCCGCCTTTTTCTACTACAACTTAGGCTTTTTAAGTCCTTTATTTAGAGCGTACACTACTTTAATATTGCATTGTTTAAACAAATTCTAAACAATGCTTTATACCCGGGCACAGCAAATATTTTCAGCTAAGTGGCTGATTCATCAAGATGTAATTAGTTCCTTCATCCCTATTTTCATTTCTTTTATCTCGGGGCACCAGATCGATCTTTCCCAATTTAAAGATGATAAAAAAGCCTATGCTGTCGCTAACGGTATCAATACTGCAACTAAGTACGATCTTATTTCTGCTGAAATTCCTGAAAACAGCGTGGCCGTTATTCCTGTTAATGGAGTGCTCACCACATGGAAGAGCATGGAAATTGAAAATAATGTCAAACTGGCCCAGGCTAATCCTAATATCATTTCCATTCTTTTTATAACATCAACTCCCGGGGGAATGGTGGTATATACCGATATTTTAAGCAATACAATAAAAAATTGCTTAATACCCACAGTTTCTTATGTGATAGGTATGCAGGCTTCTGCCGGAATGTGGTCAATGTCCGGAGTCAACAGGATCATTCTTTCATCTCCTTTGGATTATGTGGGAAGTATAGGCGTGATGACAGGCTATACCGATTTTTCTGCGCTATTGAAAAAATATGGAATAGAACAGTTTGAAATCTATGCCCGTAAATCTACTCGCAAAAATGAAATTTACCGTGCCCTGCAGGATACTTCTAAAACTATAGAGGAACGAAAAGATCCAGTTTTAAACGACCTGGACTTTACAAATGATTTTTTTCATGACGCCATTTCTGCTAATCTAAATATCCCAAAAAATTCAGAAGTATTTACAGGAGCCATCTATACCGCCCAGAAAGGTATTGACCTAGGACTGGCCCATGAAATAAACCCGAGCGTGGAATACGCTCTTGAAACCGCCTATAATCTAGGACTTACAAATAAAATAAAACAATTTTCTAAATCATTAATCAATTAAAACTATGTGGAAAAAAATCTTTGCAACAGTTTTTGCCTTCTTAGGAATCTCTGCCTTTACCAAAATTGAAGGCAAAGATGCTTTAACAGAAGAGCAAAGAAAAAATCTTACTGATCACTTCGGTGAGAAGTTTACTAAATCGCTGGAAGCTGAGCTCGGGAAAACTGAAGACAGTCCGGAAAGTACAAAGCCAACGGAAACTGCCGAACAGATAACAGAGCTTCAGAATCAGCTTGAAACGGCACAAACAGCGCTTGACGGAGCTACGGCAAGTATCACTTCAACGAAATCTGAACGTGATCAACTGGCTACTCAGGTGAAAAACTTAAATGACATGATCGAAACGTTATCCAAAAAATCGGAAAATGATCCTCCTTCAATTCCGGTACCAGGTGCAAAAGAAGGTTGGGATATCACCAATCAGAAATTCCTTGGAGGTATTAACGCCCCATTCATGACCATAGGCGCCGACAGGCCTTACAACGTTCGTGCGTTCAATGCTATGAACCGTAACTATGGCGGTATGATGATCCCATTCAAAGAAGCTTCTTCGATGGATTATACCACGTTGAAATCCGACCTGGGAGATTATTACCGTATCAGGAAACAGGATGCCATTCAAAGCTTTCTCGTTGAACTGCCCAATCTGGAAAATATCTTTCCTCTGGAATCAGGATACCAGGATCAGGCTGCATTGGTAAATATGTTCATGGGTGAATTTTCACAACCTGAAAATACTATCGGATCTTCTTTCGACAATGTGGTAAAAGGTACTTATACTTTCGAACCTGAGATTTTGAAAATGTATGATGTGATGTTCGTTCACAAGTTCACCGACCTGAAAGAACTCGAAAAGAACTGGCTGGGTTACCTGAACCGCGAATCTTCCAACGTGATCAAAATGTCATTTATTCAGTACATCCTGGTTGAAACTGCCAAAAAACTGCACAACGAAAAACAAAATCGTTATATCAATGGTGTTTACAAAAAACCGGCTGTTAACACGGTTGGAACTGCTCTTGAAGCTGCCAATGGTTTCCGCGAATTTATTCGTTCACAAGTTGCTCTTTTCAAAATCAGGCCTTTTGCTTTAGGCGAATGGTATTCAAACACGATTTCTACTTATGTTTATACTGCTACCGGAATGGTTCCCCAGGCTATCAGAGATACAGGCAAGGTAGTTCTTTACATGTCTCCGGATGCACTGACTCAGTACTGGAAACATCGTGAAACTCTTTATGGAGGGAATATGGACTATAAAGCCAATCAAATGTATGTTCCTGAATATCCTAACGTGAAAATTCAAACTTTAACAGGTTTGGGCTCCTCTAAACTTATGGTATGGACTCTCGATGGAAACTTCAATACATACACCGACAAAGTTGGCGAAATGACACAGTTCAATTTAGAACAGCAAGATTGGTCATTAAAAGTATGGAGTAACTGGAAAGAATCATTGTGGGCTAAAATGGTCGGAAAGAAATACAATTCGCTTGCTGCTATCCCTACCGATTATTCTACTCAGATGATCTTCTGTAACGATGTGGATCTTCCCGCAGGCACTTATATTGACATGACTCATGATGATGCAACTCCATCTGTTTTGTATCACAAATCACTTCAGTCAGTTGCCAATACCGCAGCCACCGCTATTACCGATATTGATGATGCCGCAGTTGGTGATGAAATCAGAATTAAATGTAACAGCGTTACGAACGCCATCACGATTGCAGCTTCAGGCAAATTCTCTCTGCTTACCGCCGCATGGAATCCTTCTCTGGGTGATATTCTGATCGTGAAAAAACGTTCTGATGGTAAATTTATCGAAGTTTCACGTTCAGTTGTCAGTTCATCTGCCCTTGTGATCGCAGCCGATGATACATCACCAGATGTTGCTTTAGGTAATGAATTTATCACTTCAGCAAATACGGTTGCTACAGCTATTACCACGTTAGATAACGCATCTTATGGTGTCGTGTATACAATTTATGGTGGGAGCTCAACAAACGCTTCAACGATAGCAAACGCCGGTAATTTCTCTCTTACCGCAGCAATGACACTTTCAGTGGGAACCTGGATCAAATTGCAGAAAATGCAGAATGATAAGTTCTACGAAATAGAAAGAGGATAATAAAATGTAAGCCGGCTCCGGCCGGCTTACTTTATTTTTTCATGTAAACCATTTAAAATCAAACTAAAAAAAATAAAGACATGTTGAAAAAAATCATAAACATCGTAATCAGCTTATTGTTCGCCACCTTGGTTGGCGGGGTAATAAGCAATATCTTCGGTCTGAATATTCAGATTGCCGGAGTCAATGCCGCGCCGTTTGCTTTAATCGCTTTTCTTTTCGGTTCATCATTTTTACCGATTTTACCTAATGGTTCCCTGGCATACACCATAGGTAATCTTGTCAGGCCTGTTACTCCCAATGCTGGAAAGGGTGGAGATAAACAGGATAAAATCACTCTTATACGTTGCGAAGATGTTCTTACATTCCCTACTCCGGATGCAAATGGTATTGTAATCGCCGGTAATTTCGTGATGAAGCCAGGTTGTTATGTCATTGATGTCTATGGTACCCAGGATAGTATTAAGGTGAATCCTAAATCTGAAGGCGGCATGGATGAAAAAGGCGTGATGCATAACATTGAGTTTACCCATCCGGGACTTGAAAAAGAAGTGTTGGAATTTCGTAATTACTGGATGAACGAAAATTGCTATGCAATTATTAACCGTTGCTCTACCAGTACAAAGCATTTATATGGTGGCCCATGTGCTAAATTGCAGATGGCTTTCGATTGCCAGGATGATAAAGATGCGACAAAAACAAAATTCACACTTACCAGTGCTCAGAAGGGTCCTGATCAGTTCATCTATCAGGGTACACTCACATATCAGACAGTTTCCGATACCGTTGCTGCCGATGCAACATCAATTGATGCAGCCGCCGGAAGTGGCCAGTATCAACTTACTGATGGCACCGTATCCGCTGTTACAATTACAACGATGACCAACATAGTTGATGGCGCTGTTTATACACTGCTCGGTTCTGGAGGAACCTACCCGTCAACAATTACTTCAGCTAATGATTTTGTTCTGAAAAATGGTACCACATGGACCGCCATTTCAGGAGCAACAATCACATTTGCTGCCTTTAAAGTTGGTGTATCTTCATGGAAATTTATTGAACTCTCCCGTTCATAATTTTTCAAATCTTGATTTAAAAAAGGCGCATCCGGTGGGTGCGCCTTTTTTAGTCCTTTTTTCTGTATAGTAACATATATATGTTTGCATAAATATTAATATTAAAACCATGAAAGAACAAATTCTTAACTATTTACGCAGCGATCGCTCTTTTGAAAAAGGTCGTGCACTTTATATGCAATTCGGCAAAAAGATGGGTTTTTTGAAAAGCCTGAACACCCAGATCGAAAGTAAATTTCTTTTGGACGTGCTTCATAACGAACTGGCCGAACTGGCCGGTATCGATAACAGGCAGTTACATATCATACTGAATAACCCTATCGTGGTTATGGCTCAAACCAAAGAAGAATCTAATAAACAGGAACATACTGTAGAGGACAAACCGGATCCGGTTTTACTGGCCGAAAAAGAAAAGGTTATTACAGGTATGAAAGCCGTTCTGAAGCTGCGTGAAGAATTCCCGTTCCTGTCTGATCCTGAATGCCCGGATGAATTCAAAATATTGGTGGCAGATAAATATTCCCATTATATCAAGTTCAAGGAAGCGCATGCAGATCTTTTCAAAGCTGAAAATGAAGATGAATTGCTCAATGCTTCATCAACCGTGGTTGAGAATGTTCTGGATAACCAGGCTATATGGGATGAATTGAACCATTATAATAAAACCGGTGAGATTTTAGGCAACCACCCGATTTTCAAACGTAAGGATCTTCGCGAAAAATATCTTGCTTTGGATATCCCCTCGATGATCAGTGCCAGGGAGAATTGCAAAAAACGTATTTCAGGCCTGAATACTGAAATAAAAAACAACAAAAAACCCGAGAAACTTCACGATAAACAAGAGAATCTGAAAGCAAAAGAAGAGGAACTTGATATCCTGAACAAACTTTTAGGCTTTAAAAATGCCTAAGTTTTTTGATATTAATGACATTGAACAATCAGCCACACCCGATCCCACATCTGGCGTGGCTGATAAATTTATCACCATTCATGAAAACAAGATCGACAGCATCAAGAAAATAATGAAGCTGCCGGAACCTGGTGAGATTTATTTTCTGTGGACAGAAAACAGCTTTAACGCCTTCACTTTTATTCCATATATCATCAAACAGTGCAAGGTTATTGACCGCCTTATCATTTCTACATACAGTATCAATCAGCGTATCATTGAATCTTTGATGCGCTATTTCCATAAAGGCTGCATAAAGGAAATATTTATCCTGGTAAGCGATTCTCTTAAGTTCCGGATGCCAAAAGTGGTTGATGTGATGGAGTCGCTGGCGCTGGCCTATGACAATATAAAAATCAAGTATTCATGGAATCATTCAAAAATTACCCTGATGCAATGTGGCGATGATCATTTTGTGATGGAAGGATCTGGTAACTGGTCCGAAAACAGCCGGTACGAACAATACATTTTTTTGAACAATCAAAAAGTTTTCGATTTCAGGAAGGAGTGCATCCATGGAGTTAATTGACGAGCAATACGAAGAAATAGAAAAACTTTCCGGCTGCAGCTATTCTCCTGAAAAGATTGCCATGTACCTGGATGTTCCTAAGGATTGGTTTTTAAAAGAATGGAACGATAAAGATTCGAAAATTCGATACCATTATGATCGTGGTTTGCTGATCACTCAGGCAACTTCTGATATGAAACTGGTTGATGCTGCCAAAACGGGTAATATAACCGCATATCAACAGGTTTTAAAACAGCAGTTTTTCCAAAAGATTGACAACAAGAAAAAGCAGATGCAGATCGATGCTGCAGTCAGTGACATCGATAAGCTTCAAAGGTACATTGGCTCAGGGGATGCTTCTAATCTTCCGGTTGCTGAAGTAAGATTATATGAAAAGTTGGATTTTGCCCGGCGCCTGATCGACGGGTTCCAGTCTAAATCTTATGTGATCAATTGTTTGATGAATAGTTATCCGGAAGAAATAAAAAGCCGGAAACAAGCTCTGGAGGTATATAATGACTCCATTAACTTTTTTAATTGTAATAATACTGAGGTCACTAAAGAAGCCTGGTTGAATTATTATGCTGATAAATTTGAAGATGCAGCTTTATTGGCTTTGGAGATGAATGATATGGACCAATACGGCAAATTACTCGACAAAGCAAAAGGATGCCGTATCGAAGCCAACCAGCAGAATGATTTCCCCGAAGACATGTACCGGAAACCAAGAGTGATTTATATCAATGATCCTAAAAAATTCAAAGTTGCCCAGGTTGACAGGCAGGTAACCGCAAACTGGATCGACAATCTTCCGGATATCTCTGAAGAAGATAAACTGCGCCTGCATCGCGATAACCAGTCTGAAGAAGTTGAATATGAAATTTTAACACCGCCAGAAAAAAATGCCGAAGGTCAAAATTAATGAAGAGCAAGTAGATATCCGTTATTCTAACTGGGTATCTACATTGATTGACATGATCAAGCCTAAGAATTTGTTTCTTTATGGCGGTCGCGGCATGGCTAAAACACAAGACGTAATTGCTAAACGTTCTATTGACATTATTGAAGATCTACCTGGTGGCGTTTTCTCTTTTATTTGCGATACGTATGTGAATGGATTGACCAACATACTTCCCAATCTGATGGAAGGATGGGAGCGAAATAAGTTTTATGAGAAATTCCATTATGTATGTCATGAAAAACCAATCCCATCATGGTTGAGAAATCAACCAATGAAATTAAAGGAATGGAAACATACTATCTCAACATACAACGGTTGTATTTTTCTTATTAAGAGTCTTGACCGGCCATCAATGAACGCCGGTATTTCTGTAATCCATCGATTTGGTGATGAAGTGAAATTTTTCAATCCTGAAAAATTAAAGAAAACTACCCCGACTCTGCGGGGTAGCTCCATTAAATTTGCTCATTCTCCTTATTTCAGGGGATCTACATTTTGCTCTGACGTTGCTAATCCTGCAGATGGTGAATATGAATGGATGGATAAAATGCAGGCGCTGATGGATCCGGAACTTATTTGGAACATTTTTCAGGCTGGAATGGTCATCAATGATCTTGAATGGGAACTGTATGTTGCTGAACAAACTAATAAATCTGAACATGTCAGGCAGAATATACAGCGCAATATAGACAGATGGAAAGAGCGTTTTGTTAAAGCCAGAAAAAGAAATTCAACATTTTATTATGTGGTTAGCTCTTTGGCCAACATGGACATTCTGACTTTCGAATATATTTTGGATCAAAGAGACTCAGCTACTTCTTACGAAGAATTCAAAACTGCCATTCTTAGTTGTAATCCTTCTATTGAGCGTGGCCTTCGCTTCTATCCAAATCTAAGGGATAGCCACTTTTATGAGGATGGGTATAACTATGATTATTATGATCAGTTTGCCATAAAGGATAATATTTCTCAGTCCTGTCTGGGGCTCCGGCATCTCAATATGAATAAGAAGTTAGAGGCCGGTTATGATGCAGGCAATATGCACAGCCTGATTCTCGGGCAGGATCAGGGTGATGTGTTACGAGTGCTTAAAGATATGTTTGTACTGGCACCAGCATGGTCGGATGAGTTGGGCAGGAACTTTGTTAAGTTCTTCAGGCCACATAAGTATAAGGTGCTCGATCTGTATTACGACAGGGCAGCCAATCAGTATCGTAAGGCAGGTAAAGATATGGCTACACAGTTGAAGTCTGCCATTGAGAAGGATGGTGCGGGCGCATCTACAGGATGGAAGGTTAACCTAATGTCTATAGGACAGGGAGACATCACGCATCAGGATGAGTATGATGTGGCTAATGCCATGCTTGGAGGCAGGGAACGTAAACTGCCCGGGATATTAATAGATAAGTATGAATGTAAGGAGTTGAGAAGTTCTTTACAGTTAGCTGAAGCTAAGGTAGTAGTGATTGCTAAGAATGGTAGAAAGATGATACAAAAGGTAAAGACAAGTGAAAAGAAGAAACTATCTGAGTTACCCATGAAGAGTACCAACATGAGCGATGCCTTTAAGTATTTTATATGTAGAAAGCGTATGATCAATATAGTAAAGCATCGGATCACTGAAAGCTTTGGAGATATCAAAACCAATTAGACCATTTGGGCATTACCCCGCAGAAAATGCGGGGTCGGGCTATCCGCTGTATCTTTTGCCCTGTTACCTGCAACCATATCATTTCGTTTATCCTGCACTGCATTCTATGATTGCAGGCAACCCCTCAATGAATACCTGAATACAGGTAATCATTCTATGGCTTCACATTTAAAAGGATGCCGCTACTATCCCTAATGCATAAGACAAAAATGTAAACAAGTGGTTTAAAAAACAAAACCACTTGTTTGTTTTAATAGGTGGGAAAATAGGTGTGTTACGTGCCGTAACACGCTATCTGTGGGATTTCTGTCATATATCCGCCTATAAAAAACACACACGACCGCATACTATGGGCAGACCGGGTCGGGCAGCAAGCCCCCCCATGCACAAAAATTTTATTTTTGGCATGGATTATATATTGATTATCAGAATTATATCAATACATTGATTGATATAAGGATGCTTTTTTTGATGTTTTAAAATGTGAAAAGGTGTTTTTGTAAGTGTTTGATATTGTTTTTATTACATTTTTATTTAGACTTGTTTTAAATTTAATAAGTCTTTGTATTTAGTTGATATACAGTTATTTATAAATGTTAATAAACATTAATTGTCTGAAAATAAACGTTTTAAAGTTTGGTTATATGAAATAAAAGTAGTATTTTTATGTATAATTAATTCACTATTAACTAATTAAAAATTTAGGAGATTAAAAAAATGAACACAAAAGATGAAAAAAACGGCAAGGCAAAAGCCACCGAAGAAAAAAAAGAAGAAAAAACAAATGTTGTTCCAATGCCAAAGGCAGAACCGGTTAAGGTTGACGAAATCAAAAAAATGTTGGATGTTCAAATACATAAATTTGAACAACTCAGCATGAAAATTGCCCACAGGGAAAAATTTTTAACGACACAAACAAGATTATCATTGTATTCTGATAGCCTTGAAAAAGAAAAAACAAAAGGCAACCCGGAAACCGATGTTTTTTACATCAAACTTTGTTCAAAACTCACATACAAAGAAGATGAAGCTATAAGCGTTAATAACATTGATCTGATTGAAGAGTTTTTAAAGTTTATCAATGTAAAAATTTCGCTTAAAGTTGCGGAACTTGAAAAGGAAATTATAATGTAATTTTCAATAAAAAAACCGGCAGGGCTTGACCCCCTGCCGGTAAATTAATTCACAAAAAATAAATTAATTTTTTAGGAGGAAACGAAATTATGAAAAAAAATGATGCCTACATAGAAAATAGAAAAAAACTAATTGCCATGAGTCAGCCACTCCGCCAGCTTATGAAAGAGGGTGCAATATCAACAGTTAATGAAGGACTGATTGAAATGTACATGGAAGAAAATGAGCAAATTCAAGAGTTTAACACCTTCAAACAGTGGAAGCAAAAAGGCAAAAAAATAATAAAAGGAAGTAAAGCCTTTTTATTCTGGGGACATCCCCGGGAGATTGAGCAACAAAAAATTGATGATAAAAGCACAGAGGAAGAAAAAAAGATGAAATATTTTCCCCTCGCTTATTTATTCGCTAATACTCAAATTATATAAGGAGGTGAATATGGAAAAAATTTTAAAAGTTAGTCAGTCATCAACAAAAAAATCTTATGTGCCTGGGATAAAATTGGCAGGTAAATATTTAAATGATTTTAATTTTTTTCTTGATGACTTTGTTTTTGTGCGCTGCTCAAAAAACAAAATCATACTGGAAAAAGCAACCAAAAAACAATTAATTCAACGGATGGCAACCAAAAACCCCGAACTAAACAACCTTATTAACTCTTTAGACTTGATTTAATCCCCTTAAATCATAGCCGTTTCAATCGTTTGTAAGCGTTTGTAAACGGCTTTTTTTGCAAAAAAAACTTTTTCTTACAGAAAAGAAAAAGTTTACAAAAAGAACCGAAAGCAAAAACGGGCTTGCACCTTCCCTTCAATACCTGTCCTTTCGTATTTTTAGATGATATAGTAATATTGCCCTATGTCAATGGAAGAAATACAGCTATATGAAGCTATTAGGCAAATGAGAGAGCTGACAAAGCTTGGAAAAACTTTTAGTTTTGTGCATTCTACCTATGATCGTGACAGAGTTTCTACCTCCGGCATCCGCCAGGTATTGCACGCGAAACTCAGACCGGCAGCTGATGATGATCAGGTTTCTAATGCTGATTTTAAACTGTTTTATTTTGATGAAGAAATTGGTGAGCCGCGTAATTGCTGGCAGCATCTCATTATGTGGTTTAACGACAAAAAAGTATTTATATGAGTGAAGCAAATAAAGTTGAAACCAATATAGATGGTAAAAAAATTGTAAGGGATCCTGAATATAAATACGGGTTTGTTCATTCAGGAGTTGATGTTTACACTTTTGATTTTGGCGCATCCAGTACTGCCAGTACTTCCATTCTTTCGCTGTATAATGACACTACTATTACGCAGCCTCAGATTATCGGAGATTTCAAGATCGTTCCTAATGGTCCCGATAATACGTATCCGGAAGAATTACGCACATTGCTGGATAATAATAATATTTTATTTGCCATAACCAATAAAAAGGTAGCTCTTTTATTTGGCCAGGGTACAGCTTTTTATCAAGAAAGATTTGAGAACGGAAAAAGAATTAAATATTTTGACGAAGTTCCAGAAATACAAAAATGGCTTGATGACTGGGATTACAACAAATATTTAGAAGAAATTACAACCGAATTTCAGACATCTAATGGATATTACAGCGCATTTTACAGAAACCTGGGCACCCGGATAGGTAAAAAATCATACATTACAAAGCTTAAAAGCATTGCAAACAGAAAGGCGAGACTTGAATGGTATGATGAAAACGATAATGTAAATGCTATTATCGTGGGTAATTATACTCAACCATGGGAAAAAGGCCTGAAAAGATACCCAATATGGGACCGGATGAACCCATTTGAGCACCCGGTATCCATGCGCTATAATAATCTTTATGGTTTTGCTCTCGATAACGAATACTCCCGGGCACCGTTCCACGGATCTATCAACTCAATAAAGCTTGGCAGTTCTATTGCCGTCCTACTCCAGAGTTTTAACGATAACTCGGCAGCCATAAAATATCATATTAGAGTGCCCGCCATTTTCTGGGAACAGAAAACCGAAAAGTTGCAGGAACAATGTATCCGAAATAATGAAGAGCTGACCCAGAAGATGATTGATAAAATGAAGGATGATCATATGCGCAAATTCGTTGATGTGTTGTCTTCATATAAGAATGTTGGCAAAATTGTGCAGACTGATAGCATCTGGCATGAGGATGCCGAAGAGTTCGTTGGTTGGACAATTGAAGTTCTTGACCAAAAAGTCGGTGATTTTATCACCGCTCAGCTTGACATCCTGAAACAAATGAGTTTTGAGATCTCTGCCGGGATGGACCTGCACCCTGCAATATCTAATATCAGCCGCGAAGGAAACCTGCCATCAGGAAGTGAGCAGCTGTACGCTTTTAAATTGTACCTCATGACCGGAGTGTATATTCCTGAGATGATCGTGATGAAGGATATCAACGATGCCATACAGGCAAACTTCCCGGGAACAAAATATAAACTTGGTTTTTATCACGATGCCGTATTGACCGAAGAAGCCACCGCACCCAAAGATCGGATTAAAAACAGTTCTTCCGCTCCCGGTAATCCTACAAATACTAAACGTAATTGATATGATCTTCAACAAAACATCAAACGGAGATGCCGAAATAAAAAAAGCCCTGGGCTTTACCAGTGCATCACTTACTTATGAAGGACTGGAATCTTTAATGGATCTGGCTTTAATGGATCTGCTGTTGACCATCCCGGAAACGGTTTATGATTTTGCCCATGATTACTATCATAACGGCCTTCCGACACCACCACCGGCACCGCCGCCACCGCCACCTACTTATACGGTAACGCAAATGGATGACCTGGTACTTCTTATTCAAAGAGTATTGGCGTTGCATGCTTACAGACGTTACGCGCCCTCTAATGATCTGTCACACTCTGATGCAGGAAGGCGCATGTATTCTAATGAAGGTGAAAAGACTCCATTTGAATGGATGGTTGATAAGGATGACCGCAATTTGTTAACGCTTGCCTGGGATCAAACCGATGTTTTATTACAGTATTTAACAAAAGTAGGCTTCATTACATGGACCGCATCCACTATTTATACGGAAAGTAAGAAGCGTTTCATCACTTCTACAGCAGAATTTAACGCTGTTTTTAACATTAATAATTCATTCAGGATGTTTTTTGCACTGGTACCATCCATGCAAACCTGCGAATTGAGTACGATCAGATCTTGTTTTATTGAATCGGCATGGAATACAATGATTGCACACATGGTGGCCGGCAATACTACTACCGAAGAAAAAGAATTTATCAGGCTGGCAAAATTGTGTATTCCATTTTATGCTATTGCTGATGCCGTCAGCAGATTGTCGCTGGATATGTTCCCTGAAGGAATCTTTAAAAATTCAATTTCAAATAAGGACACCGGCAGACCCCAAATAGTTACCATGGACCGGGGCCAGGCTATCCAATTTTATCAATCACGAGGCGATAAACACCTGCGCGACCTTCAGGCTGAGATCACCCGGATAAACAACATCAATAATAATGTGACACCTGATGCGGAAGATATGACGGATAGAATGGATGCGGATTATAAATTTTTCAGACCATAAATTCACAAATATGCAGGTAAACAAAAAAGATACGGAAAAAAAAGACACCCGCGCAGACCGCAGGGAAAAACAACTGGCATCAGAAACCCTTAACGGGCTTCTTAAAAGGTATATTGAGTACAAAAACCGCTATTTTAAGGAGAAAAACGGGGAAATTTTACTTTGCCCTGAAGTGTTTGTAAAATTTGATTCTCTCAACCAGCAATGGAGGACTTTCTGCCATGGGTACCTGACCAACCCACAGCGTAAATGGAAATTCAATGTGAAGGCTTTTTCTATTGAAGTGGATAACCATGTGGCGAAACATCGTGAACTGTGCTGGATTAATTTTGTTTTGAGATATTGTAAGGAGATCCTTCATTGTTTCCCTACGATCGACAATATCCGTGCAAAATACATCCCAGATGCAGATCCATTCACAGCATCGTTACAAATAAGACAGGACATATTTAATTTTATTATGAATATACTTGAGATTCCGGCCACAAGTTTCAAAAAGGAATTTGCAGCAAACATCAATGAACTTACTCCGGATGAGTATGTTCGTTATATTGACCTGGTTTTGCAACTGCGAACCAATATGATCAATCTAAAAGAATTCAAAACGCAATTGGTTTTGGTTTTGCTGAATGCTTCTTCAGGGAAGCATTTTGATAAATTGGTACGGATATCCGCAAAAAGTGATGATGCAAAGGGCATTGTTCAATATATCAATGAAAATATCAATCTTTTAATAGGTAATCTGGATGGCTTTTTCGAAGATAAAGATAACGAAAAAGGGGAAAAAGAAAAACATCCGATCGTACAATTTACCAATAATTTGCAGCCACTGATCACGGTACCGTTTCTGAAATTTTTCAAACGTAAACTGTATGGTCCGTCAGATGCTCTTGGAAATTGCACTTTCTTTGAGTTCAGGCGTGCACACGATTATTTTATTGAGTATACCAGCGCCCAGGAAGATATGACGTTGGCAAAACTTATTGCCACGCTGTATCGGCCAAAGAAATTATTTCTTTTTATCCGGAAACATTTACCCGGGTATAACGGGGATATCCGCCAGAAGATCACCGGTAAAACGAACGAGTCTTATTTGTTGAAACGTGCAGAGAAAATTAACAAGCTGCATGTGATGTATAAGTTTGGGGTGTTCCAGTTCTTTATGAATATTGAAGAATTTTTAAGGTACGGTACCATCGCCGTTGGCGATAGCCAGATAGAGTTGAAAGTTCTCTACGAAAATGATCCTGATTTTGTCAGTACCGGTCCTGATATCGGCCTGATAGGAATACTTTTCAATATCGCGGAAAAAGGAACGCTGGGCCCCATCGAGATGGTTGATAACAGCAACCTGTACGATGTGATTACACTGATGTATAAGTCAGTAAAGGAATCGAACGATAATAAGGCCACTCATGATAAAATGATGAGCAATGTTAAGTCCTAAGACACTTAAAACATACTTCAACGGGTACAAGCAACGTGTGCAAGGCATAACCCATGTATTTTGCCTGGTGACGGAAGCGGAGATACAAAAGCGGATTAAAAGCATCCCTATCGGCAGCATTGTTCTTATAATCATTGTTCCGAGCTCCGATACAGATTCTCCTGATGTAGATAATATTGATGAAAATTCGCCTATTTTGACCATGCTTGTCAAACGTATCGACAGAAAGGATGATACTGAGGATGGATATCTGGATACTTTGCATGATATGGCGATAATGCTTCAGGAGGTGCGCAGTTGCATGTTATATGATAAGCAATATTGTAGCAGTATAATGAGACATTTAATGTGTAGCAATATTCATACAGATCCGGAAGTAGATTTTTATGGCTGTTTTGGATATAGCATGAGTTTTACATTACAGGATCAAAAGTTTTTAGCTGATCCTACATTTGTTGTGCCACAGGATAATCATATTTATGTCTATTATGGACCTATGGGGCCTCAGGGTCCTCCGGGAGTGCCTTATATTCGCAAACATTATTGGAATAATCCTTATTCATACAACGGAAGAGCGCCGATAGGTAGCAATGAGGATGATGCTGTTTGGATAGTTGAGCGCTTAACAATTAGCGCATCTGGTTTTGTTACTGCCACAGATACGCTGACAGATGTAAAATGGATCGACATCTTAACTCTTAATTTTTAATATATGAAAAAATATAGTATAATTATTAACCACATGGGCAACGACAGATACGCCGTAATCATCAAATCTTTTGCACTTGAGGAGGGTGTTGAGGTTGATGTACATAGTGTAGTGCAACAAGATAAGAGTATTTCAGAAGCGTTGGAAATCGCTAATAAATACGTTGAACAATGGAAGTAGTATATCCCGCAGCGAACGATAAATGGAGTACCGTAGCTAATTGGATGAGTGGCGGTAATCCTTATGGGCAACTTCCGCAGTCAGGCGACATCGTTTGTGCCAATGGTAAAACCATTGTTATTGATATGGATTTGGCTGCTTACACGTTTGACCACTTGACTACGGTGGCTACATCACCTGCTGCGGCCGGTGGTGGTTTTACCGTTGGCATTAATTGTACTATTAATGCGAATATAACGGCGGGTACAACTTCTTGCTTGACCTCAACAGGAATAGGAACTACGTTAGTT